GATGTAACCTCGACATACTCTATATGTCACGCCTCCATCTAAGTCTGCATAAGCATATGAGGCGCCGGTGGCACTACTTATGGTACCATTGCCAGCTTTCGCTGTCGACCAATTACCATTGCTAGACTGCACGTATTTTGTATCGTTAGCGCCTGCAGGTATTGTTCCTTCTATTTGACCGGAAGCTTGCGCTGTTTCTGATGCTGAGAATCCATAATCAGCCATTTACTTACACCATTTATTCATCAACCTATCAAATAGGACTTCGCCTTTCTTTTTAGCAACTGACTCGTGAATAGGAGTAGGTTTTTGGTTTGTTTCTTCAACTGCAGCCTCTTCCATTTTATCATCTCTTTTCGCATATGAGTCACCTTCGTCTAGTTCCACTTCTTCTTCTACGATCTCTTCTTCTACGGCTTCTTCATTAATGTTGCTTGTGACTGCAATGCCTTTTGTATTTAATTCTTCTATAATTTTACGAGTTAGTTCTCTTAGTTTTTGCTCATTCATTGGTTTTCTCTCCTTTGTCTCTTGTTTTTTAGAATCTTCCCAATCTCTTAGTAACATGTTACCTTCTAAATAGGCTTCTTTTTCCATTTCTCTCAAATGATCGTCTTGTTGTGCATATCCTTCTACTGCAACAGCATTATCAAACTTTCCTTGACAATTTTGTCTATGGTGAACAAGTTCATGAGAAAACGAACGAAGAACATCTTTTGGATGTCTTTTATCTACATATAATCCTATACTATAATTATTTGGATCATAATGTGCAGTTTTTCCTAATGGATTTGCTGAGTTAGCTGGATCTGACAGAAAATTTACAGACACAGGCTTGTTAAACCCTAATTGCTTTTTTGCGTGAGGATAAAACTCCTTTATTAGAGCTTGTATCTCTTCTAAAGGCTGTGATGTTCTGTTTTCTATCTTTAACTCCATTATTTAATAACCTTCAAGATTGATTCAGCAATTTTCTTTGCTTTTCCTTCTTGTAGTATAATTCCTTTATTAGCGTGCCACTCAGTGACTGCTTTAGTAATGTTTTCTGGTGTAAGATCTTCTTTATTAATAGCCATATCTTTAGCATGTCTCGCAGCACGTTCTTTTTTACCTTTCATTCTTGCCGAAACTTTTTCTAACGCCCAAGCAAGAATTCCGTGCCCAACTTTAGGAGAAGTTAATTTTTCTGAATTTTTATTCTCCATATAAGCCTTCATTCCTTGCCCTTCGTTTGTTCCTCGGATTCGTCTGGCTTGAGGTCGGTCTCTCTTTCTTCTTCTTGCATCTGTTGATGTTTCGGGACTTGATGAGTCAGAGGGTGGTGCTTGGTCTCCGGAGTTTGCAGACTTTTCTTTCTCTAAGAACTGACTAAAAATACTCCCATGCTGAGATCCTAATACTTTAATAAATTTATTGACAGTTGTGTCTAAAAGAGGCACCATTGCTCGGGCGAATACTTCTGGTGAGGTGTTTAAATATATATCTCTTAGTGCTTCTGGCTTGTCAAACATAAGCTCGAATACAGATGAAAATAAACCATCTCTTTTGATTGAATTGTGTTTTGCATTATTTAGAGCTTTTGCAAGGTCTCCTTCAATACCCAAGGAGCGCATTAAATCATTTTTGTTATCCCAATTAATTCTATCTGGGTTATTAACCGAGGCTCCATCGTCAATGTATTCTGAAAGGTTTTGTTTTTGTTTTTCTCTCGCGCCGGTACCCTTTTTTACATTGGCAAGTGTATTAAAGATAAGATCTGGAAGAAGTGTTTGCTGAGCTAACATCACTCTTTTATCCCCAGGAGGTTCATCTACTAGGTTTTTGCTTTCCCAATTTGAAGTTCTTTGCTTATTGCCTTCCACGCCTCCCCAATCAACATCATCTTTCGGCACCTGAGCCTTGCCTTCTTCGGGTTTTTCTTCACCTGGCTCCTCAGTTTCCTCACCAGGAGTTTCTTCTGGTTTTTCTTCACCGGCTCCAGACAATGCGTCGTCGACGTCTGTTCTTTCGTCTTCAGTTGCATCTAATTTTTCCTTTTCAGGATCTGTTTCTGTTTTTGCGGCAGCTTTTTTACCTGCGTTGGCAATTTGATTGGCAACTTGTGTAATATTAGGATCATTGCCCGCTGCTGCTAAAATTTGTTCTCTATTTTGTTGTAGAAATTGCACTGCCAACATTGGAGCGTTATAAGGGTTTTGGTACACGCCACTTAAGAAGTATCTTGCATCTGCAGGATCTCTCCAAACGTCTGTTCCAAATGCAAGCTCAAAAGTCTTCTTAAGAATTCCGCCGATAAGACCATGTTTTTTCATAAACTGGCGGAAGTTTTGTGGTTCTGCTTGTTGGATTACATAAACAACTTGTTGTGTTACTTGTTGAGCATTTTTTTTGTCTTCAGGATCTTTTGCTACGTCTGCTGCGGCTTCAGGTTCTTTCTCTGCGGCTTTTGCAGCTTCAGGTTCTTTTTCTGCACCTGCTGTAGCAGGACCGTCGTTTCCTTTTGCTTTATCTGCTACTGGCTTATCTTTTGGATCTTGTGGGCGAGGTTGTGGCTCAAGGTTGATCTGTCGTTGCGATTTAGCATCGGACTCGGGTTCTTGTGGTAAATTTGAGTCTTTTTTAGCTGTTGCTTCGGCTTCATTGAAGATTTGTCTCATAAACTCTTCAATCATCCTAGTTTTTTCCTCTGAAAGGTTAAAATTTGCCCTCTCGTATATATTATTCACGAATTCTTCGTAAATAATTTGTTCCATTTGTTGCTTATTCATGTTTTTTGCTCCGATTTATACAAATAAATGTATAGAATAAATAGTATTTTTTTACCGTTTAGCCCCCTATAGGGGCAGATTTTCCTCTTTTAAATGAGGGTTTTTCTGTGAAAGGTGGCGTATTTGGTTGTTTTCCGCCCCCTATATTGCCTTTTTTCATCCTAAAATGGCGTTTTTTAACGATTTTTTGGTATTTTTCCTCTTCATCAAGCCTATTAAAGGCGAAATTGTCGGTTTTTTCCGATTTTTTGATAAAAATGCGGATTTTTTTGTTAAAATCTTCGGGATTTTGCCCTGAAGACATCATTTGGTCGTATGCATTGACCTTTGTGTCCTTTAAAACGCCAATATAGCCACTTCTACGCAAAACTTTGAAGGCAATGTTCTCTGTAGAGTACTCTCCACCTGTTTCTAAGCCTGATTTACGGAATTTTCGTATTTTATCCATCAATTTGTCGGCATATTCGACTGCTTCACGGTTATTTCCGTCTTCTTGCATCGATTCTACCCTTTCTATCTGGTCTATTAGTGATTCGGCCTTCTTTTTGATGGCAGGAAAGTCTAATTTAGGCTCAATTTTGGTTGGTTGAGCTATCCATTTGTTGTTTTTAACAGAATAGACCCCTGTCGAGTGGTGTGGATCAAGTATATCTTGTACATATATCTCTACTTCGAAGCCATTTATTACAATATTATGCCTTTTATTCCAATTAGATGTCAATGCATTGAAATAATTCCTTACTAACTCTTTGTTTTCATCGATTTTTTCGAAATCCAGTAATAGATGAAGGTCAATATCTGAGAATTTAGACCAATTGTAGTTAGCTAGGGAGCCGGTCAAGGTGATATCATCTATTAAACCTGTATCAATGTCCAAAGATGTTAAAAAATCATCGACTATTTGCTTTAAGTTGCTGATAATATTGGAATCTAGCTTATTATTCTTCCAAAAACTTGGATGCAGATCATCCTGCAGTACAAAGCTGTCTAAATTTAAATCTTTTGAGTCTTCTAAGTATTCTTGCCAAAGAACTTTAAAATTTGTCATCTGTATGTTATCCTATTTACTGAGGAGGGACATTAATGTGTCCACACGAATCACACTTTAATAACTGGATCGGTATCATTACTTCTTCACCGGTGGGTGATACAAGAGCACTGAGTCTTTTAAATCGAAATATTGTTGAAAAGAATACGTCTTTGCATTTTTCGCATTCAAAATCGGTTGCTTGGTCTAGGTCGACATTAATATTCATGAAATTTCCTTTTAATTATGAGTAATTAGTTTCTTTTTTAAGTAAAATTTAAATTAGTTCTTTACTATGTAGAAATCGAGTCTATTAGTAATATACTATAAAACGTTTGGAGTTTTAAACTATGAAGTATCAACCAATTGAATTACTAAGAAAATTAATTTTTCCTTTGTTCTTAGTAAGTATCGTCGTCTTGAGTTTACTGTATGTAAATTCTATGAAGCCTGAAACAAAATCTCAGCCTGACTTAAGTAAAACTATTTTATCAGTAGAAAATGACACAGTACAAACGTCATTAGCTAAAAACGATAATTTAATTAAACCAGCTATTGATTTTAAAGATGAAAATAATTCTAAGTGTATAACAAGAGATCAGAGGTCAATATCAGTCTCTAACTCACTCAAATCACTTGGTCTTAAGTTAGCAGATATAGAAGCAATAATGAAAGACTACGTTGCAACTACTAGTTTGATCGAAGATAAAAGTCACAGCATGGTTAATGTAGGCATGATGACATATGGAAGATTAATTAATAGTATAGAAGTTAATTTAAGGCACCGTGGAGCTAAAGAGAACAATATCAAAGAGACTATAGCTTTTGCAAAGTCTAGATTATCGACCCATATGGGAATTAAATATAGATCAGACTTGGATAAGGTTTGTGTAGGCACAGTGAATGATATTTTATTTGTAAGCTATGTCAGAAGCTATCTTTCTAGCTTGAAATAATTACATATCATATCTGATCAGAAGTTTATTAACGTCACGAATGAAATCGTTATGGTCAGCAGACCAGCATACAGGATATCCCTTCTCGTGATCCGGATCACCTCCCCTGCACTCTTGAGTCCACAAGGCGATGTGCACTAATTCATGAACTAGCGATGACGCAAAAACTCTTTTATACGGATTTGTTTTAAGCCATATATAAGTAGGAGTTAACGTCATTCCTTTTACGCTACTCACTGTTATAATAAAGTGACCTTCTTTATTCCTTGTTGTAGTTTCGGTTGTTTTTGTAATGGATGACCACTCTATCATCAATTCATCCAAATTCTTTTTAATGCGATCGTCTTTATCACCAAATCTTTTCCGCCATTGCCGGTAGAATATTGTTATGGCTTGAGATACACGTATTGGGTTGGGTGCCTTATCTGAATCTATAATCTGCCACGAATGCGGCGAGTGAGATAGGTTAACCATCCGTTTATTTGTAGTTCCACAACTAAGCAACAATATCGACAATGCTAATATTAAGATTCTAACCAATCATAAACCCTCCAAATTTTATTAATTAATTTCCACAAACCTCTTCGTCAATAATTTCCATTAAGTTTGTATACATCTTCGCCGGCTGATGAGTTAACTCGAACCACTTTCCACCACTCGCTGCTGAAAGTGGCTCCCAACCAGTCTGACCGAATGGCATGCTTGAATTTTTACTTGATGTATTACTAAATGTATATATGCTGGTGTCTATTGCGCCGGCAATCATTGTTAATAATATACTTTGAGTAACACCATCATAATTAGAGTTCCAGCTACCACCTAAAACACTCTTTGGTACCATGAAACTTTGCCCGTGCTCATCAGAGAATACAATAATTACTCTTTTCGCGTTAGGTCTCCAATTAATTTTAAAGTTGTCCAGTTCCGGAATTGACTCTTTTATGGCATTTCCAATTCCCGTGGCCCATGTCATCTCATCTAAATCCCACGGCTCGTTTCCTGTCAAATCCATAAGTGAAAGATACAAGGCATCATAAAGCATCTCATGTTGTCCATTCATTGTATTATTATCTAGTGATGAGAAATTACTCATGAATACATCAAACTCCGACAGATCACTTACTATTTCCAAATAATTATTGGCGCCATAATTTCCTGGCACTCTAGGTCCAACAATCAAACCCCACTTAATAACTTCTTTATCACTGTAATTCGCGGCGAATTGATTAAGAGCCATTAAGACAGCTTCGATTTCAGAACTCATAGAACCAGACCAATCTACAATAAATAAAATATCTGTGTCTTGCATTTCCTTATCTTTGTCGACCTTTCCGTCACAGTCTTCGTCCTCTCCATTGCACTTATCTTCATCCATCGGTAATATTTCATCTTTACAATAAGCATCTATAAATACATCATTCGAATCATAGTGACCCCATACACCTTCTGAACATGTCTGTTGTCCTCCAATACATATTCCGACGTTTAACGTTTCAACAGGTCCTGTATAACACCCTTGGAAAAGATCTTCATCAACCAACTGATTACAATTATCGTCATGATTGTTACATAGTTCATAAGGCAATATTGCACCCAAATAAGGATCACAATTCGGATCGATTGGCGTTGTATACATACACATAGCCAAGCACGGAGTGAAACCGATTACTGTACAATCTGGTGTTTTACATTCACAGGTCTTATACCCGCCGCCGCAGACTAGGGGATCTTCTTGGCACGGGAAAAGCGTGCCAATATCTTGAATAGTACACAAACAGTCTAGACCTTCATCCACAGAACCGTCGCAGTCATTATCAAACCCATCACATATTTCCGTCTCCGGCTGTTTAGCTGTGCATGACCCCCAATTACCATCTACGCATGTCTCGTATCCACTTTCACAGGCAGTGTTACAAGGTCTAACAAGATCCTCATCAATATCCCCATCACAATCGTTATCTATTCCATCACATATATCAATAGCTTCTGGACCGCATTCTCCACAAGCATTTAATTGACCTTCATCGGTCTCACCATCGCAGTCATTATCTAAACCGTCACATATCTCTTCTAAACAATCTGTTTCGCATTGCCCTTCTTTAATATGACCTTTATCGCAGTAGATTGTCTTTTTACCAGGTAACCCTTCCTGCGTGGTACAATCTTCATCTCCCATTTTAAATTGGCTAGGATCACATTCAAGAAATTCTTCACACTCACTCATTGAGATAACTTCTGGAGGATCTTTGCAAACATCTTTTACAATTGCAATTCTAAATAAAGGACCACTAACACCTGGACAGAAATAATACTCTGTTCGATAACAATCTAACTTATATTTATCAGAAGGTAATACAGGAGTAGCATCCTCTGTGATTGCTTGATGTACAACAGGCGGCAATTCTGGAAGTTCCATATACGCCTCGGAACAACTCCCTAATACCGCTAGCAGCAGTGCTATTATTGTTTTCTTTACCATACAAATTTCCAATTATTATATTAATAACTAGTAACATATTAATAACAATTACATATGTTTAAGGAAATTTAGACTCTAAAACAACTAAACAGCCATGGTTGCCAAATTTATCATTCATCCAATAGAGACCATTTCTGCGAAGAATCTTTATAACAATCTCTCTCATGTAATCGGATTTACCGGTAATAATTTTATACGGAGGATCTTCCCAGTTGATGAACTTTAAGACCTCGCGTTCAACATCTTTATGAAGTGTCTTGTGTAAATCTAATGATTTCATCAACCAGTTAAAAAACTTCTCCACTTATTCATTCGTGCCACACGCGACTCGTTTATTGGCGCACCAGGGCTCCAGTTTTCTTCTTCTTCGGAAGGACCTTTGTCAGACGCAGCTAATGTTTTCTCTCGCTCTTCTTTCGCAACGTTTAACTTTGCTCTCATCCCATCTTCTAGGGTATCATAAAATTCTTCCATGTGCTTATTAACAACACCTTCATAAACAGTTTCAACTGATCTCCATAATCTATCTACATCTTTTACAAATCTAATACCTGTTTCGATTTCTTGATCTCTTATGGGTATTTCAATATAAAAAGTGATTGTCATCTTTCCACTCTCAGGTTGATATACTCTTTGTCCTTTCACAATATTAAAAGAAAAGTCTGCTGATTGATATAAATTTTCTTCTTGTAAATCTAATTTCCCTTGCCTTGATGCTTCATCTTCTTGAGAATCATAAACTTTATTAAGCATTCTGCCAAACATCATTCTCCATTCTCTATCAACATTAAAGTCGTTTAATTCTTTTGTGATTTGATTCATGTAGAATTTAAGAATTGTTTCATCCTCATTCCTAAATGGTCCAGTAACTTCTTCTCTAAACCATGCTAACTTACCAGGATTCTTTTGAGTTCCAGCTTCTCTGCTTAACTCTTGAATAAATAAAGGAACTCTAGCCACTTGCGCTTGCAAAGTTCCATAGAATGTAATTTCTCCGTCGCCAACTTCAGCTTCATCGAAATTATCCAATTCAGCAAGAGTACCAGCTTTGATTTGTTCTATAGAAGTATAAGCATCAGATTTAATTAATAATGCTTCCATACATTTATTAATAAACGTTTCTTTTACATTATCAACATTTGCATCATACTCTAAAATACGATTGGCATATTCTTGAAACCCTGCAACATTTGGATCTTCATACTCAACATGGAAATCCATTCGAAGGTGAAGAACTTCAGAGCCTGTCTCTGTATCATAAGATCCTGTTTCTCTATTCCATCTTCTTTCCCAACTAGTTTCTATATTGTCCGGATAAATTCCACCTTCTTCGCATGCGTCCTGGGCAATACGATTAAGTTTTTGTTCTGTTTCGCTTCTCCAATCGTCATACTCATCTTGAACTTTTTCTGACCACTCATCTAACGGGAAATCATCAAACGATATACTCATTCCACCATTAAAGCTAAGATGCTCATCCATATAATAATCAAGATTAGAATGTTGTGCTTCGCCGTTGAATCTCTCAACAATTGCATCTAAAGCCTCTATACTAGGACCAGGAGGTGTTTGTTCGATGCTGTATGTACCGGCGCCGATTATTTCATAAGACGGATATTGTAGACTCGATATAATCCAATCAGCCAATTCATATAATTCAGCTTCATCAATATCGATATCTTCAAGCGCTCCGGAATCTCCATATTGTTTTTCTATCTCTTTTGCAATTGCTTTGTATATTCCCGGCGCCGGCTTGTCTTCCATCGCTGTATTCATATCACTATAGATTTCTCCATACATCTCTCTTCCTTTACCGGCGTATTTAGTACCAGCAAAGATACCTTCAAGAACATTGACTGCGGCTGCATCTTGGAACGCATCTGAATCACCTTCAACATCTTCAATGTCAAAATTGGTTTCCAATTCACCGTCACGATCGTAAACCAAAGCAAACTCACGCTCATTATCTTCAGAATCTACCATGTTGTTTAGTCTGACGAATACAAAGCCTTTACCTTCTGAGGTATAATTATCAAAGTAGTTGTTTCCTCTGGCCGAAATACACCACTTAGAATTGGCTCCGTAGTGACATGAGGCTTGAGTTGTAAATGGTCGGATTGCAAAAAAGTTTTCATCTTCATGGATAATCTCAGATCCTTCCATCGCTTTTTCTTTCTCAAACTTTCTTTTCTGAGAACGTGTTTGACCTAAATCATCAAGTGCATCTTTAAGATCTTCTACAGCTTTATATTGATATATATCTTTCTTTTCGAGGCGTTGTTTATTTTGATGAAATTGTCTTGTTAGACTAATAATCATTTCAATGTGTTCTTGCCGCATGACCATTTGTTCTGTTTTACTATCAACTCCTCGCGTCATTGAATAAAAATCACTCAGCTTCTTCGCCATCCAAGCCAGGTATGCGTTATTTCCACTAGGGTCGTTCTCCGCGAATCGATCGATAATACCTCTTTCGGCAAATTCTTCAAACTTCTTTTTAACGTCTTCAAGTCTTCCTTCTGCGAGAATTTGATCTTCTGTTAAAACAGGATCAACAGACTCAGTGAGGAAATTTTTCCATTTATCGTGATACAGTGGCATTCTTAAACTCCTGGTGGTCTATATAAATAGTTGTTTTTTATCATGTTGTATCAAATTTCTTATAAAATACCACAACATCTACAATAGGTTCAGTGCTAATTCCTTCGTCGGTGTACACTAACTTGATATCAGCAGCCCCTGCTAATAACATTGTCGCTCTTCCTGCAGGGAAACTTTGATCAGTATTTCCCATAACATATTGTGTACCAGCAGCAACTCCTTGAGACGGATTTGAAATCATGCTAATACCAGAAAAACTACTCCCCTTCATATTAGATGTCGCCCCACCATATGTTAAAGCGACATTATCGATAGTGTGTGTGGTCCCGGCTCCTGCTGTCTTTATTGTTATCAAAACATCTGTGATCATCGAAGCTGCTGGAAGGTTTAGCGTTGTATCTATAGGAGACCCTCCATCTGAGAGAGTTAAACTTTCTTTAACCAATTGACCATATGTTATACCATATGCCGTTGTATTTTCCATTTTAAAAATATCACCAGCGGCTTCTGTAATGTGTAATCGAGCATCGGCAGCTTGCACTGCATCTCCAATAGCTATCCTACCGCCAGTTGCAATAGAAAATCTTGAAGAAACGTCTCCTCCGTCTGATGTAGCAATTTGAAAAGTTCGAAGGGAGTTATGAGCCTCAGAATTCAACGAAAGAATAAATGGTTGATTAGTATAAGAGCCTGTATAACTTAAATTAGCAGTCCCTTCTAAGCCCATTAAAAATTGGTAAGCACCAGCAGTTGACGTCTCTTGCGACATATAAAGACTAGGGTTTTGATCTTCTCCTCCTGAGTTATCGGTATCTGCGACCAATCCGAGTGTAACGTCTTGTGTGCCTTGTACAATCAAGCTGGTGTCACCTGAACTAGCGGCGATTTTAACGTCGCCATCAACATGCAATTCACATTCGGGAGAGCCTACGCCGTTGATTCCTACTCTACCGGTAGATGCATCACACATTAGAAGCGGATTTCCTTCGTTGGAGCCGTTACCTTTGACAACAAAGTCAATATTGTTGCTTCCATCATTAATGGTAACTTCATGGGGCGCTGAACCTTTTTCCTCCATAGTAACCATTGCTTTCCCGCCAGCCTTGAGGATTATTTTATCATCAGAAAAATTGATGAACGTGTTGCCATCTCCATTGTGATAGATATATTGATCTACTCCAACGTTGCCTGCCACATCTAATTCATAATCAGGAGCATCTGTCCCAATGCCGACTTTATTATTTCCAGCATCAACATATAACATATGAGTATTACCATCCGACTCTACACGGAAGTCTGCATCCAGAGATCCTTCGTTAAAAGTAGAAGATCCAGACACTTCTATAGAACCAGAAATTAGCGCATCATTGCCGTATTCACTCATTCGCTTTCGTCCCTTATCACAACGTGGTTGTTTGTGTCAGTAGCTATAATGCCTCTAATATAATCGTTTACATCCACAATATCTTTAACAAGGGTGTCGCCAGGAAGAGTGGCAAGATATTGTTCGTATTCCTCGTCCATCTGATTCAAAATATCGTTGTCGATAGTAGACAGTAGATGTGGGTCGGTATCTAGCTTGTCCAAGATAGGGAATTCTTTAGCTCCTTCGGTGCCTTCTGGCGTTCTTCCAAACTTTCTAAAAGTAGCAGATAAAACACCAGCAGCAGTGGCATACATGCCAATATCTGGGATAGCCTTGAGAAATTCTAAACCTAATTCTTTCGCAAGCCACTCCTTCGCGCCGGATGGCTCTTCACTTTCTCGACTTGACCTGATTATCTGTGTGAGATGGTCTACTGTAACCCAGCTATCCCAGCTGGATAAATTACGAGATTCAATTTCTTCTTTAAGAATATATTGACGCCAGTTTTCAAGTAGTTGTTTCATTTTTCAATTAATCTCCCAGCATCTCTTAGCTTTTGCAACGTATCAGGTTTTTTCGTATATCTTTTACTTAGAGAAGAATTTTGCCACTCATCTCCCGCAGCTTTTTGGTTACAATTATCTTGTTTTGTAGATGTTAACTTATTTTTTAAGTTATCAAGCTGACTATTATTAACATCGCTTCTATTTTTTAAATAGACGTCCCAAACTGCAAGTGCCTCTGCAGACACGCTAGTACGATCCGGCGTTAATCCTTGTCCACCATTTATCGTCGCCCATTCAATCGCAACATCATATAAGAGAG